CTAAGAGAAATTAAAGAATGATTTTAATTATACCACTATCCCAAACTTAAAAAACAAATATTTTAGTTTTCACAGTCATTATTCAATTGCCATTGTCCTTATGATTTTATTTCCTTTGTTAAATAATTTTTCTACATTACAAGTTCTCTGCTTTCTGCTTCAAACTCCCATGCTCTAGCTTCAGTTCCACTTTCGTTTGCATATTTTAATGCAGCTTTTTTCTTAAATGAAACACCATTATATATATAAGTTTCATTTGTATTTGTATCAGTTATTACCATAAACATTGGAAACGGTCCTTTATTTGCTTTCCAAAGTTTGTGCAATCTTTCCATTGTTCTGTGTTCGCTGCTTCCGTAAAGTAAACTTAATGTGATAGATACACTCTCATCGACTGATACATTAACAACCTTTTGCCCACAACTAGCAATTGTTGAGCTTGAGCTTTCTGTGTTTGGATCATCCTCAAAACCGTCTTCGTGTCTGCAAGTAATCGCATAAGGAATACCTGCAGCAGTTAATACGATTTTAACATTATCCACATTATATTGTTTTGTTGACATTTATATTTACCCCCTTTATTTATCAAATACAATTTCTCCATCTGTTGTGATTGTTCCTGTTAATGCTAAATTTCTCACACCATTTAGAAAAGTTACTCTTAAATCAAATTTGAACTTACCTTCTCTAATTGATTCTTGTGTTAATTCACTAACTGTTAAATGACCTAATTTTATACTAAACTCATTACCGTTTTTATCTTTTTGCATTATTGTTCCAAAATAACTTCCAGCATTATCAACCATAAACATTCCAGCACTTGCCCCTTGTCTACAACGTTCTCTAATGATTGATTCAATCATTAATCTTCCAATATCATTCAAAGGTATTTTGTCTTTTCTCACCTGGAATATTGTTAAATCTTTTTTTAAACCATCTCTCAACCAAATTTCAATTAATTTCAATTCGATAAATGTTTTATTATCAGAATTAAGTCCATTTACAATATGAAAATAACCTTGAGTTGGTTTAGATAAGTAATTTAATCCAGCGTCCCAAAAAGATTTTTGCTCAGTTTTTGTAAAATTTTCTTGGACAAAACCAGTTATTTGAGTCGAATGAACAATATAACTTCCTAAATTTTTGTATCCTATTGTTCCACCAACTAAGGCCCCTGTAAGCCAATTCCCTTTGGCTAAATTTTTAGCTCCTTCAATTATAAATGCGACATTGTCCACATTATTTTCTGTTTGCAATTTTACAGCTTCAGCTGCACTTCCTACTTTTTCGTAATCAACAGCTATAAAAAATTGTTTATCCTTATCAGTTTTCGCATAAGACACTATACTGTTAATATACGTTTTTTCAGAAACAATATCCATATTAGTAATCCAGTTAGTAACTTCAAAAGCATCCTCATGATCTATATATGTATTCATAAGTTCTGTAAATGTTGCTGCTGTATTGTTCCCATAAACAACTACATTTAACGGTGTATACGCTTGCGAATATGCACTAGCTATTAATTTATAAAAATTATGATTTTCATTTAATCCACTGATGTTTAATTCCAACAAATCGCCAGGTTCTGTAATAAATGTCGGCGATATTGCAAAATCTTTTGTAAAAAACATCAAACTTCTGACATCAGCATAAAAAGCTCTGTTATTTTCTGATTTAATTTGTACATTATTCAAAGTATTTAAATCATTTCTCTGTATTGCCATTATTCCTCCCTAAAATTTTTATTTATATAATGTTCTGCAAAATAGCTGAATTGCAGAACTTGTTTGTAATATTTTCTGCCCATAAAATTAAAAGGCGTTTCCTGTATCTTGTATACTTTCCGTATCTTCCTTTGATGTTTTCTATCATTAAAGTAATCATTTGTTGCGTCTGTATTAGCCAAAAACATATAAAGCATATCAAAATCATTGTGTTTTTCTCGTGATTCCAAAGTCAAAAGTGCCTGTATTTCCTCATCGTAACAATATTTATCGTTCCCAAAAGGAATAGGACTTCCTGCATCTTCAATATACAGATTATAGAAAACAAGCGGGAATTTAAGTTTTTCATACTGTTCAGCCGAAATTTCATCACGTTTTTCTTCATTGATAACTTGATTTATGCCAAACTTTTTACAAAATTCTTTAATATCATTCACAACTTCTTTTCTAATTTCGCTTGTCATCTATATTCAGCTCCATTCTCAAAAACTCTCCATAATTTTCTTCAATATTAACTATCCTGTAAATCACACCATTGTGTTTTATTTTCATATTTTCGGAAATTTTGAAGCTGTCTGTATCATTCAGAATGTAATATCCTTCTTTCTTATTCGATAAAAAACTCCCGTCCATACTTTGTGGAAACGATGAATTGTGTTTAGGTGTCAGTATAGCCATTTTCGCCGTCTTTTCTATTTCGTTTTGAATAGGATTGCCCATTTCGTCAAATTCAATTTCAGAATTTTCTGAATACACAATCACATCATCTGACAGTTTTTCTATAACTTTCAAAGTTTTTTTAATAGCTGATTTTGTTTTCCTATCCATTATCCACCACCCCTGCCAACAATTCTCCCCCCGTTAATTTTAGCCGCGATATTGCTCTTAAAATGCCCAGTTTCAATCATTGGATTATTAAATCCTTTTCTTGCGATTGTCACAGGACTGTTTGGAGGGCTTTTTATCCTTTCAATCATTGATTTATATCTTGTACTAGCTTCAGTTCCAATTTTATTCGTCATTGCTGCAACATCAAAACTTCCGTTTATAATCCTTGCAACTCCTTCTTTAAAGTATCTAGCAGCCATCGGATTAAATTGTTCAAAAGCTTTTTGGTTATAATTCCACCCAGGAACTCCACGACTTGAACCACTATCCAATACATTTGATAATCCAAAAGCATCAAATCCACCTTTGACACTATAATTCGTTACCGTTCCCACTTCTATCTTTTGAGGATTCATCGCCAACAACTTCTCCAAATTTTTGTTTTTTGGTTTCTGTTTCACTGTTAGTTTGCAAGGCATCTTTATCACCTAAATTTATAATCTCTATTTTTAATTTTCTTTTTTCTATCTCCTGTTTTGCAATATTTACTCTTCGTTGAGTCAAATCTAATTCATTGTCACCAACGTTTAAAAGTATATGATTCAACTCAACAAGTAATATTTCTTCTTTTTCTTTATTTTTAAAATTAAACATTTTAACTCCTTTAAAATATTGATATAGTTACGCTTTCATTTTCTTCAACATCAAGAGTTTTCAATAATTGCTGATACATCCTAAGATAAGGATTATTTCCATTTGCTTCTTCAATAACAATATTTGAAATTTGGACTTTCGTAAAATCAAAATCATTTAACGAAGTTAATAAATAACCAAATAGAAATATTTTGAGCAGCTTTTCTCTCTCTGTACTGTGCTTTTCTTCAGCAACTTCATAAAATTGCTCAACCACTTGTAAATCATAATCAGAAGTTTCAGGAATATACTTTTTTAACTCTTCCAAAAGTTCTTCAGACATTATTCTTCAACTCTTCTTTTTACAAGTTTACCTTCTTTTAAAACCTCAAACTCTGATTCTGACAATTCTATTTTCTCACCTATTTCATACCTAACATTATTGTATCTTAAAGGCGTTAAAGCTATCGCAACAACAATAGCTTTTATGTCGTTCTTTTTGTCTTCTTTTGTCATCTAATTCACCTACCCTACTGTTGCTATAAACATGCTATCCATAATAGATGGATTTGGAACCACTAAATCCTCAATAACTACATTCACATTATTTACAACTCCAGCTGATTTTGATTCTGCTACAACCTCAACAGTCGAAAATGTTCCAGCAATATCAACCACGTCTCTATCTCCTAACATTCCAAGTAATTCATCGGTTTTTGTCGGAGTAGGCCCATATTCCATTACTCCTAATTGACCGTTTGGAATTAATGTTACTACATTATCAGGAAATACATTTTTTGTTATTTTACCAACTTTTATTTTTTCATTCCAAACTAATATAGTCATTCCAATTACTTCTTCGATTGTTGCTTTAACTAATGTTGGGGTAATTGTAACAGTTGTATTTTTAAATAATTCCTTTACTGTATCGTGTTTTTTCAACATATTAAAAGTAGCTTTTGACATCAAAGCAATTTCAACTGTTCCACCGTCTTCTTCAGCAATTTCTTTCCATCTCTCTAAATCTTCAAGCGGTTTAGCAGTTGCTGCACTCCAAATATTAGTCCCAGCCAATGTTTCTTTGTATTTATCAGCTAATTTATAATTAATTGTTTGACCACCGCCGTTTTTATTTGGAAATGTAACTTTTGCTGTTGATAAAAATTGAGCTGCTGCATAAGAAGCGATTGCTCGAGAACTTGCCAAAAATCCTTTCGACCCTGCAAAGCTATCAAAAATTTTTTTTGAATAATTATCAATTATAGTTTGATTCCCAGTATTTAAAATTTCTAGCAACTCTTTTCTACGCTTTTCATCTAGTGTCATACCTTCTCTAAAAAATTGTTTATCCCCTTTTGTTACTGTTTTAAAATCCCAATCTCTAAACATTACATCTGCATCTAACTGACTGCTTTGTAATACTTCAACTGTTCCACCATTTAAGCTCCCCAAAACATTTACATCAAAATTGTTTGAAAATTCAGCAGGAAACATCGCTTCTACTAAAGTAGTGCCTTTCACTCCTGCATAATACTTATTTAAACTTTTCACATTTAATAAATCTGTTAAACTTATTGCCATTTCAACCTCCTATTTTCTATCCTTATAAATATAAGTCACACCTTCTGGTAATTCTGCTTTTGTAATTGTAACTGGTGTAGTGTATTCTTTCCCTACCTCGATTAATTTATCCAAATAAGCCACACCTTCAATTGCAACTGTCGCTTGTTCATTGTCGTTATAATATTTAAATTCAACATCATGGACTAACACACCATCGGCTCTAGTACCAGCCCCACTTGGTATTACAAAGGCCCCTGTTTCTCTTAAATCTTCACCATTTTTCGCTTTAATCAAAGCTCCAGCTAACAAATATTCTTTGTTTGTATTTTTATCTTTGTAAATATAGTTAGCAAAATCAGATTTTAATATTTTAATTTGCACATTTAACTTTTCCTTGTGCATAACCGTTCTTTTTAACATCCCAACCTCCTAAAATTTTGTAAGATCTGTTTCGTTGTTTTTATTTTTTTCAATCATCCTATCAACAAAATCTTTTTCATCTTTTTTCTTATCTTTCGAATTAAATCCTCCGTTCGTTATAGAGTTTTTTTTCAAAAATTCTGTTGTAAATTCTTTTTCTTTTGCTGCTACTTCTTTAACAGCTGTTTCTAATTTCTCAATTGTCATATCTGATGTAATTTGTACTAAATCAGCAAACTGTGGACTAATTTTCAATTGCGCAACTAACTCGCTTTTTTTAGTTAATAATGTCGTTAAATTCAATTGTTTTTTAGCTTCAGCAAGTTCTTGTTCTAATTTTTCTTTTTCCATTTTTGCTAGTTCCTCAGCACTTTTCCCATTTTTTTGATAATCTTCAATTTGCTTATTTGCATGACCTAATTGTGATTTCAAAGAATTGATTTCTTTATTAGCATCATTTGTTATCTTTTCGATTTGGGCCTTTAAATTTTCTATTGTTTCATTAGCTTCACCATTTGATTGTGTCCCATTATTTTCACCAGTACTCCCTGCTCCTGCACCACCTGTTGTTTCTGTAGCAGTGTCATAATTTAATTTCATTCTTTTTAATAAATTTTGTCCTAAAAACATTTTTCACTCCTTTAGATTATTTGTTCTAACTCATAAATGATTTAGAATATTGATACTCTATAAATTTTTTGAGATTTGACATCAAATAACTCATAAATGATTTATAATACTTCAACTCTCAAGAATTTTGATTTATGTCATTAATTTCCTCTTGCGAATCAGGGAAATAAACAGTAGCCCAACATCTGCAACCTGGCTCTTCCCCAGGGACTATCTCAGCATTATCCCATTTATAAATTTTTCCATCTCTTGCTTCGTGCGTTGGTCTAACTCTTTCATCTCCCATTGTATTCCATTCAAAATATTCGCTTTCTCCAGCAATTATTTCTTTTAAAAAATCTTTATAGTAATTTCCGAGCATGTTTCTTGCTCTGAATTTCGCATTATTTTTTAATATATCCTTTAAATTTGATTTTTGTTTATTGTTTTCAACATAATTGTTTAAATTGTTCTGCCATTCTTTAATTTCTTTTATTTGTTTTTTTGCTAATTCTAAATGCTTTTCAATATCAATGTTCT